GTTCGCCCAGCCGAACATCGCCAACTCCCCGGCGACCACGCCGCCAAGGAACGTCGGCGAGGCCGGAAGCGGGGCTGCTGACGCCCGCAACCCGGAGGCGCAGCCGTCGTTCGGTGACGCGCACGCCGCGCCCGCGTACACCCAGGGCTACACCGGCACGGCCCCGGCCGCGCCCGCTCAGGATGTGCCGGTGTCGATGGGCGGGGACAACGGCACCGGCCAGATGCGCCCGGCGTTCGCCTCCCGGCGTTTGGCGTCCCGTCAGGACATGCAGCACCCCGACTTCCAGAAGGGCTACAAGTACGCGGCCCGCTGGCAGGCGGGCACCCCGGTGGTCCGGCCCGGCTCTGCTGAGCTGGAGGCCGGTATCTACGCCGGGTTCACGGACAACCCGCACTCGCGTGGTGCGTGGCTGTCCGCTCACGCCGCGCTGACGTCCGTCGAGCCTGCCCTGGGCCGCCGGATCGCCCAGCACCGCGAGCTGACCCACAAGGTGGCCGCTGCGCAGGCCCTGCCGACTGACGGCACCTACCTGTACGTCCAGGCTGCCACGGGGATCGACCTGGACACCACGAGCCCGTCCACGTCGCCGTCGCCGTCCGGTGACACCCCGGTCAACGGTCCCGGCCGTCCCGGGCCGCTCGCGGGCGGCATGGACGCGGCGGCCCCGGCCGGTGCCGCCCCCTACAACGGCGCCGAGCCGATGGGGCAGCCGGTCGTGCCGACCTCGGCGACCGTGCCGCAGGGCTCCCCGGTCACCCTGCCGGACACCGGCATGGCGTCCGCGTACAACTCCGGCTCCGGCCTGTCCCCGACGGCGGCTGCGTTCCGTCGCCGCGTGCAGGCGGGCCGCCTCGCCGAAAAGAAGGGCGCCTGAGCCATGGACACCGCTTCCCTGATGTGGGACGAGACCGGCCGCGACTACGACCACGAGCGTCGTGAGCTGGCCCGTACGGCTGCGCTGAACGATGCGGAGCGCCTGGTCGGCCAGTACCTCTACCAGGCGACCAGCGACGTCGACCTGGTCAACCGTCTCGCGCTGGCCGACGCGCGGCTTCAGGCCGTGGCGTCCACGCGTGGCTACCCGCTGCAGGACCTGACCGGTGACCTGACCGAGCGCTGGCAGCTGCTGTTCCAGGCCCGTGCGGCGCGCCGCCAGAAGGAGGCCGCTCAGCGGAAGGTGACGGCCGCTGCCGAGGAGGCCATGGACGCGGTCACGGCGAGCCTGGCCGCCGTGGCAGCTCAGCAGAACCCCGGCGTTCCGATGGTCGAGTGCCTGCGGCTGGCCACCGAGGCCGTCCGCAAGCACGCCGACGCCTACCCGCTGGCGTACGAGTCGTTCGGTGGTTCGCACGACGGCCCGATCACCGACCGGGCCAAGAACTTCACCCCGGGCCAGCTGCCGAAGGCGCTCCCGGAGAGCGCCAGCGGTCCGGCGGCCAACCCGGGGCCCAACGGCGGCTCCGGCACCTTCGACTCGGTGCACCAGCGCCTGGACGACCTGGAGGGCAGGCTGCCCGCCGCTGCCGCGTCCCTGGAGCCGACCGTGGCCGGGTTCTACCAGCGGCTGAAGGACTGGTGGCACGGCCCGCAGGAGGGCTCCGGCTCCGGGGGCTCCTTCCACTACCCGCCCAGCCTGGCGCCGTCCTCGCACCCGGCGCCGGAGCAGCGGGCTCCGTACATGACGCCGTCCAACAACGCGGCCTCCGACCATGTCGACGACGCCGTCGAGCGTCACCACGACGAGCAGGGGCGCCGCGAGTTCAGCGACATCATGAACCGGCTGAACAGCGACCAGGCCGAGATGAACCACAAGTGGGACACCCCGCGCGAGGACCGCTTCGAGAGTCCCTCGGAGACCAACCAGCGCACGAAGTACCTGGAAGACGCCCGTAACCGCCGGGCGGACGGCATGGACCAGAAGATGGACCACCTCAGCGACTCGCTGACGCCGACTCCGCCGAGCACGCCTTCGAGCGGCTTCTCCCACTCCGACCGCTCCCAGATCACGAACGTGCCGCTGCACAACGCGCCTGCCGGTTTCTCCCACACCGAGACCGGCACCGGCGGGGGCCAGCAGGTGCTGCCGACCGACCCGGCCGCGCACTCCTTCTCCCACCCGGGACCTGCCCAGACGCCTCGCAGCGCGCCGATCGTTGAGACCCCTCTCACCGGGCCCCGCAATCGTCCGGCTCCCACGCGGGTCACGCACCCGGTCTACCCCGACGGCAACCAGTACAGGGGCTGAGCATGGACAACTCGAACGTCGTGTGGGGTGCGCTCCTGGGGGCCGGGTTCCTCTACGAGATGTACGGGGTCCTCGTCCGCCCGAACCGGGGCCTGACCCTCTCGGAGCGGACCCGGGCCTGGTTCCACACGAAGTCCACCTCGGGCAAGGCGGTCTTCGTCGTGGCCTGGCTGGGCCTGACGGCCTGGTTCATCCCGCACATCATTTTCGGAGGCTAGGTGTTCATCTACCAGGCCCTCGTCAAGAAGGTGGTCGACGGCGACACCCTGGACCTGGAGATCGACCTGGGGTTCGGGGTGTTCACCCGTCAGCGGGTGCGCCTGATGGGCATCAACGCGGCCGAACACGACACCGACGGCGGCGAGAAGGCCATCGAGTTCGTCAAGGCCTGGGTCGCCGAGCACGGGCCGCAGTTCACCGTGCGGACCCAGAAGGACAAGAAGGACCAGGACAAGAAGGAGAAGTACGGCCGCTACCTGGCCACGATCCTCTCCGGCACCGGTGATCTGGGCCAGGCCCTGATCGATGCCGGGCTCGCCGTGGCGTGGGACGGCACAGGACCGAGGCCCGTTCCCTGCGGCGATAAGATCAGCACCACCTGAAAAGGATCCACCTCCAGATCGGGTCACGACGCCCCTACCGAGTAGTTGCCGGGAGGGGCGTCGTGCTGTCCAGGCCCTCTCCTGCCGCCGTAGGGGGTGGAGGTGAGCGGTATGACGCTGCGCGTAGTGGTGGCGCATCAGTCCGGAGACGGGGTGGCCATCTACCACTGCCCGTTCTGCGGCAGCGGCCAGGTGATCGGCCGGAGCGACGGCAACACCGAGTGCAGCTTCTGCAACCAGTCGTTCCTGGTCAGGGTGCAGCCGATGTTCTCGGCGTTCCCTCAGTCGGTCGACGGCATGCCGATGCAGATCCCCGGGATGCCGCCTCCGACCCAGCCCGGTATGCCGCCGGGCGGCGACCCCAACGACCCGAACGCGATGCCGCCGGGCGCCGAGGGCGCCGAGGGCGGAGATGACGGCGGAGCGCCTCCGTTCGGTGGGGGCGGCGACGGGGGTGACTCGGGCTCCGACGACTCCGGCTCCGACGACTCCGGCGGCGGGCCGCCGTTCGGGAAGAAGGAGTCCGTCTTCCGTGTCACCGGCGGCAGGTCGCTTGGTCGGGACGCGTACGTCGACTACCTCGCCGGGCTCCTGGGAGGTCAGCGGTGAGCATCCCTCTGCGCGCCCTGGTGGTGCTGGAGGTGGACGGCGTCGTCTACGCCTCCGGTGAGGTCCTGGAGCTGCCTGACGGCCAGGAGGCCCGCGCGGTCGAGCTGCAGTCGTACGGCTACGCCGACGAGGCCCCGGTGGAACCGATGAAGAAGACGCGCAGGAAGACGGGCACCGGCTCCTGAACAGGCCCTGTCTGTGGCGGCTCGCCAACCCCCAAGGGGTGAGCCACCACAGGAGGATTCATGGCACAGCGGGCCGCCAGCGGGCCGAACTATGACGGCGAGCAGTCGCGGATCGACCGACTGTTCCGCCGGTTCTCCTCGCGGCCGGGTGAGTCGGGCGAAGAGGCCGAGATGCGCGCCAACCGGCGTGTGGCCCATCGGAAGACGGGTGCGGCAGGCTTCACCGGCGGCGGCAATGCCGGGCCTTCGGTGGACTTCGCCACGGTCCGGCCGCGTGACCCGCTGTTCTACTGGAGACAGAACAACCTCCCGTTCCAGTTCGACGACCCCGCGCAGATGCAGAAGATGCGGGCGTACTGCCGACTTCTTTACATCTCGCATCCGCTGGTCGGCTCCTGCGTCGACATCTACTCGAAGTACCCGCTGCTGGGTCTGAAGATGAGCTGCAAGGACGAGCGGCTCACCGAGTTCTACACGGACCACTTCCTCTCCGAGGACGGCCTGGACTACAAGAAGTTCCTGGTCAAGATGGGCCGCGAGTACTGGACGACCGGTGAGGCGTGGCCGCTGGGCACCTTCAACGAGGATCTCGGCGTCTGGGACGACGAGGAGTTGCTGAACCCCGACGACGTCGAGGTGCAGCCGTCCCCGTTCCTGCGCGAGCCCCGGTTCCTGATCCGGCTCCCGCAGAACAT